CGATTTATTGCCTAAGCGCTATTACGAAATATGAGTTCAAAGTTTAATGATCCCGATGGTGGCAAGAAACCACCTAAAACTAAAGCTGAAATCGCTAAGATTAGGAATTTACTTTCCAAACCCCAAAGCTCATTTTCCATTCATTTGGAGCGTGAGAAAGATCGAGTCAAGTCGCGTTTGCGACAGAAGTTACAAGATAGCAAGAGTTCTAGATTAGAACCCCAGGTCCGAAGTGCTACGGATGGGCCTGGTAGTTCGCGTTCGACCGTACCATTTATAAGGTCGGATGTTGATACTTGTGGTTCTATATGTCCTCAAGTTGGTATTGAGCTGAATGTTGATGGAAGGTTTGCCCAATCTATTAATGGAGTTTCTAATTCCCTTAAGGATATGGGCGTTAAGGTTGCTGCTGATCCAGAAATTATAGCTTCTATGGAGAATTTGACTGCTTCCATGCAAGACATGAAAATGTCTATGGGAGTTACTCCGGATTTGAAGAGGACTATTGAAAAGGTCCTTGTTTTGATGGAAAAGCTTTCGACCAGGGCTTATAACGTTGAGCATAACGTTGTGTTCGGTCCTGTTTTTGGTGGAATCTTTGATTCATTTTCTTCGTATTTCACCACTCCTGTGATTGCTGCCTTATTGGCAGCGTTGGCCATTGCTTATTATACTGGTTATATTAATAATGGAATTGTGCTTGGTGCCTTTATTGGTTATTGTGCGTCCCGTTTTAATATTTCCAACTTGTTTAGTGTTGCGTCGATGTTTTCTGATGTTAATTTAGTTGTTCCCCAATCTATGAATGTTGAGGAAGTCTCTACTATGGTTATTGGTGTCTTGAATTCTGTGCTTGGAGTTGGTGCTGTTACTGATTTTTTCGATGTTAAACCAATATATAATTACATTCATTCAGCTTCGAAGACATCGACTGGGGTAAAACCTATTATTGATGCCTTCGTTATGCTGTTTTCTTATATCAAGTTTAGCATTGGTAAGTATGTTTGGAAAGATCCTAATGCCATTTTTAGAACTGGATATTCTTTTATTGATACCTATTTGTCTGAATTTGAAGCCATTCGTTTTGAGTATGAGGAGAAGCGGTTGGTTAATTCCGACCATTCTCTCGATCGTGTCCGCGCTGCTATTGCGGACGGTGAGCGTATAGCTCTCCGTTTGCCTGGTGGTCGTGAGGCTATGCAGTTTAAGTTTCGTATAAATGAGACGTTGTCGAAGTTAGAGGTTATTAAGAAGTCTTTGTTGGCCACGAATTTTAAGTTTAATGGTGTTCGTCAGGAACCCGTTGCTATTTTATTACGTGGACCACCGGGCTGTGGTAAATCCCTAACCATGCAACATTTGGCTCATGCCATTGCTGCTAGGACTTTTTCTTCTGAAGATTTAGCTAAGTACAAGACGCAGCCAAGTTTGTTTGTTTATAATAGACAGGCTGAGAATGTGTACTGGGAAGGCTATGATTCGATGAAAAAGATCACGTTTATTGATGATATACTGCAGGCTCGAGATGTTATTGGTGTTCCCGATAATGAGGTAATGAATGTTATTCGTGCCGTTAATGTTTTTGAGAATCAACTGCATTGCGCCACGATTGATCTGAAGGGTAATACTACCTTTAGATCTGAGTTTGTTATTGCGAATTCAAATGTTAAGAATTATAATTTTGAGAGCATTAATGATAAGGGTGCCTTTATGAGGCGTTGGGATATCGTTGTTGATGTTTGTCCTACATCTGAATTTTGCATTGATCCTTCTGTTGCTATTTGGGATCGGGTTCTTGATCTTGCTCAGCTTCCCATTAGGGATGTTGATGGATTGGGGACTCCTTATATGGATCCCGAGGCCCTTGAGTTCCATTGGCAGAAATTGGAGAAGGGTGACTTTGTTGCTAGTGGAGTCACTGGTTCTTTCGATGATTTGGTTAATTCCATCATCGGGAGGTATCAAACAAAGTCTCGTTGGCATAAGGTGTACAAAGAGACCCTGAATGAGACCCTAAAGAGACATGAGACTATTGTTCCTCAAGTTGGTTCTGTTCCGGCTGTTATCCAGATGGATGAATTGGACTTTGAGAGCATTATTGATACTTTGCCTCCTTATATTGAGGAGGCTAGGCTGAATGAGCCTAGTGCTTATGTACATCTTGTTAATGAGTGGGTCTGGTTTTGTACCCAGATTTGCTCAGAATATAAGTTGGTGTTTGCTGACGATTATCGTGATCTTTTTGGCCTGGAGATGTCCAGAGTCAAGTTCTCACAGTTAACTCGCCCGCGCGAATTGCGTGAATATACTCTTGGAGCTTTGTCGAAGATCATTAATGCTGTCCCCCCTCTTGGAAGTCCTTTGTTGTCGGAGGATTCTTCTTCATCTGTTGATTTTAATGGTGTTTATGAGTCGACTTGGTTGAAAGATGCCCGCTTGCTGTTGAAGGGTATTATTTCTCGATTGCCATTGCCTGACAAGGCTTGGACAATGTTGTCGAATATGTATGAATCTATTAGGAGGTATTTCCCTATAGATAAGTGCGTGGCGGCTTTCGATTCTGTCCTTGCTCAGGAGCTTGTGGTTATATCTGGAATCATTATGACCCTTGTTTGGGGAATTCGTACTGCCTCCAAGAAGGTTATGAAGTGTTTCCGTGGTCAACCTGTTAGTCCTGATCCTTTAGAGTTGTTTTTAGAGGCTGAAGCTCCTACTTTGTTGGCTAAGTATAGGCGAATGAATGAGTCGCAATCGCATGAAAGGTCTGGAAAGACTGTGCGGGCTCGCACGCCCAATGTTTCTGTCCAGGTTGATGAAGAAGTTCAATCGAATGAAAAGAAGGACAAGATGGGTAGGGCAAAAGCTGCCAGGACTCCTTTACCGGTTTCCGTTAGTGCTCCAGTTGAATCTCAGTCTCTTTCTAAGTTTAATTCTAACCTCGTTGATGTTATGAGGTCTATTAGTAGGAAGAATGTATATGAGTTTTGGGCGCCAACCGGACGAGAGGCCGGGAATACCGTTCTGTCACGATTTGGTTTTCTTATTGCTTTGAGAGGCAGGACGACAATTTTTCCTTACCACTTTGTTTCTGAGTTGGGACACTCTTTGTTAGTCGAGAAATCGGTTATGATGGATGATCCCATTGAGATGCGGAGAACTGAGGCTGGAGGTCAGACCTACTGTATAACGGTAGGTGATTTCTTCAACCTTTGGAAACCGCTAAAAGAATTTGAGAAACATGAGATTGGTGTTATTCGCCTACCTCGTGGCTTCCCCCCCGCTAAGGACATTTCCAGTTTCTTTATTACTGAGAAGAAGTTGGAGATTTTTCAGAAGGTGGATGCTGCCTTGTTTAGTCCTTTTATTGACCCTAAAGACCATAATACACTTGTTGTTCAGGCGGAAGTTGTTAAGAATGTTGTCGTTGATAGTAAGAGTTTCGAGGCTTTTAACATCTCGAGGACGTACACTTACCGCGCCCCTACGACGGCGGGTGACTGTGGTTCTCTGTTGTTTTCTGATGATCGGCATGGTGCTGCTATTCTTGGCTTTCATGTTGCCGGGGTTCCTTCGAGTCGTACTGGTTTTTCGACGATTATTACGCAAGAGCTTGTTAATTCTATCTTTGAGACTGTTGAGGAAGACTATGTTTTCCTTGATCAGCATGATTTGGTAGTTTCGCCTGCTCCGAGTACTAACACGAAAGTGTGTCTAGGACAGGTGGAGGCCCAGCTAGCCGTTAGTGCGTCTGGTCGTTCTAAGATTATGCGGAGTATTTTATGGGGTAAGTGGAAGAAGCCCCTTACTAAGCCTGCGCGTTTGTCCCCTTTCATTAAGGATGGGGAGCGAATTGACCCTATGGCCGATGTTGTCGAAAAGTATAACCAACCACATATTGCAGTTCCTTTATGGATTATTGAGGAGGCTGCTCACAGTCTGGAAGATTATCTTTGGCACAAAGGCTCGAATTGGGTTTCGACCCGTGTCTTTACTTTTGAAGAGGCAATTCTTGGTGATGGTTCTGAGTTCTTTAAAGCTTTACCCCGTGATACCTCCGCCGGTTGGCCCTATGTTTGTCAGGGTGGTCCGACTAGTAAACAGCGCTTCTTTGGTGATGGTGAGGTCTATGATCTTTCTACTCCTGAGTGTGCTGCTTTGAAGGTTGATGTTGAGTTGATAATCTCCAACGCTAAGCTTGGTGTTAGGTGTCTTCACTTGTACGTTGACTTTTTGAAAGATGAACGTCGCCCTGTGGCAAAATGGGAAACTGGTTCTACTCGGTTGATATCTGGTGGATCTACTAGTTTGTCTATTCCCTTCAGAATGTATTTTGGTTCTTTTCAGAAATGGATTATGGCCAATTCAATTGATAATGGTTGTGCAATTGTTATCAATGAGTATAGTACTGCCTGGGATAAGATGGCTAGGCAGATTCTTTTGTATGGAGATAATGTTGGAGCTGGTGATTTCAAGTCTTTTGATGCTTACCAACGACCTGATGTTCATTATGCCATTCTAGATATGATAAATAGATGGTATGGTGATGAAGAAGGTAATAAGGTTCGCACCATTTTGTGGTATGAGATTGTCAATTCACTTCATTTGAATGGATCTGTTATTTATGAATGGGTCTCCTCTCTTGCTTCTGGAGGCCCCATTACTATTCTGGTTAATTGTCTATATGACCAGATGCAGTTTAGGATGTGTTGGATCGTTGTCTTTGGAAACTGCTCGTTTTTTAATGATTGGGTGGTTCTCAAAGTTCAGGGTGATGATAATGTCCATTCCTGTGCCTTGACTATTACTGATAGATGGAATGAGCGTGTTATCCAAGATAATATGGCTCTTTTTGGTATGCAGTATGGTCCTGAAGATAAGACGAAGGATGTGTGTGACGCCCGTATGAGGTCGCTTGAGGATGTTACATTCCTAAAGCGTTCCTTTGTGTGGGATGCTCGTCTGCGAAGATGGGTTGCGCCTCTAAGTCTTGATTCTGTTCTTGAGATTCCCTTTTGGGTTAGAGAGGGTGCCTCTAGCACTGCTGATGTTGAGAACAATTTAAAGATATGCTTCGAGGAGTTGTCGCTCCATTCTGAAGAAGTGTTCGAGTTTTGGAAGAAGCGAATTGTGAAGGCTGTTTATGATGTTCGTAGCATTAGCCTTCCTGCGAACACTGACTACTTCTCTCTTCGGAGAGAGGTTCTTTCCAGGGACAAGGGTGGTGCTTACCCCACTACACAAGTCCCTACAAACACACCTATCTGGTTACGAAGTTCCAATAATGAAATTTTCGACGAAAAATTGGAATATACGCTTTTAGGTGGAGGATCCCTTCGTTTTTACGATTACTGCCAAGGTGGGATGAAAGCAGCCCTTTCAATACCTAGGAGTCGAAATGAGTTTGGTGGTTTGGTGGAACCCCAAGCGAATAAACCCACTGCTGTTACAAATCAAAATACCGATGCTGAGTTGTTTCCTGTTGCCCTTGGTGATGGAGGCCTTTTTGAGCCTTCTTCCTCTTCACAACCCGTTACGCCGTTCGTTGTGTCATCTACGACCAACGAAAATACTGATGGTGTTGCTCAAACTTCTACTGTTGTACATCACGTGCCTATAGCCCCTGAGCATTTGATAGCGCCTGATACAGGCGTTACTCAGGAGGTGCGTGTGTTTCTTGCTAAACCGTATCTTTTGCAACAAGGCACTTTTGCCACTACTGACGCTGTTAATAGTGCTGTTTACACCCTTGCTGATATATATCAGGTAGTTACTACTGGTAACCCTGTATGGTATAATAAGCTTGCTGGTAATTATGCGACTAGAGGCACGCTTGTTTTCTCCCTTTTTGTTAATGGAAATCGTTTCCAACAGGGGAGGTACATCATGGCTTGGGTGCCTCATGGCGGCTCAGGTTTCAATCGTGCTAAGTATGTTGCTGGTCATTCGGCTAATTTGTGTCAGATGACTCAACTTCCACATGTTGAGATCGATGTTAATCTTGACTCGCAAGCTGTTCTTAAGGTTCCCTTTATTAATGCTATTGGTTGGTCTCCTTTGGTTACTTCTGTTCCTGCGTTGTGGGATATTGGTTATCTTTTGATTAGAACGTATTCTCCTTTGGTGGTTCCTAGTGGTTCTAATACTGCTTCGTGGTCGTTATATGTCCACATGGAAGACGTTCAATTCAAGATGCCGGTTATCCCGCAGTCTGGACGTGGTGGTGTCACAGCAACTAGAATTGCTAGGACACCTGTCGTTGAAAAAGAGCAGAAGACCTCAGGTCCTGTTTCCAACTTTTTAAATAAGGTTTCCAAGGCCGCTGACATTCTTACGGGAGTACCACTTCTTTCGAGCATTGCTGCCCCTGTTTCTTGGGCGGCGCAGATTGGTGCCTCCGTTGCGTCAGTTTTTGGCTGGAGTAAACCTCGTATCATGTTGGATAGTACTATGGTCTCGCGTTACGTATTTCCTAGGTACAACAATTCTGACACGAAAGATACTTCGGTTAAACTTTCAGTAGTTGATACGAATAGAGTTGAAGAGATGACTGGGTTTGCTGGATCTGATCTTGATGAACTTAGCTTGAACTACGTTGGATCTATACCTGCGTGGTTTCAGACTACTTCTTGGTCTACCAGTGATAACGCTGCCACCACTTTGACCACTATAAGTTTGTCTCCCCGTGCATTCGTTAATGTGAAGACGTATACTGCTAACACAGTTACGTTTCCCACTCCTATAGCATGGGTGTCTAATTTCTTCTCTCATTATAGAGGGAGTATCAAACTTACTGTTAAAATTGCTAAGACTGAGTTTCATTCTGGTCGTTTGGCTTTGTCATTCCAGCCTTATGATTACAATGCTCTAGGGTCAGCTCCTGGAGTACCAACTCTTTCAAATACTGAGTATCTTCATCGAGAAATTATAGATATTCGTCTTGGCAATTCATTTACTTTCACTTTCCCCTTTGCTTCTTTGCATCCTTACCGTCCGATATTTGGTAATGATGCGCCCTATGGTGTTGTTAGTGTTAAAGTGTTGAACCCTCTCATTGCTCCCAGTAGCGTGTCCTCTTCAGTTTCATTACTATTTGAGGCTTCTGCTGCAGAGGATTTTGAGTGGTCTTACCCCCGTTCTTTACAAGAGGTTCCTGTTTACTGTATCACTCCTCAGAGTGGTAAATTGGTGAACGAGATTGCCTCGAGTGAAGTCGGTTTCTCGTCTTTTATGGATTGTTTAGCCCCTGCAAGAGTGTGTATGGGCGAGCGTGTTATGAGTTTTAGACAGTTGATTAAGAGGTTCAATCCTCTGATTTTGTCTTTTCCTGGGTCTGTTGATGCATACTTTAAAGCTCTGCCTTATACTATTTTTGTTAATGTTATTACAGCCAGTGGTATGGGTGGTGACTTATTGCATGCTTCTGAGTGCATCCCTGATGTCTACTCTCACATTGCTTGTTGTTATGCTCTCATGCGAGGTGGTGTTAGTTACAAGATTCTTGATTCTGCTGAGTCAGATAATAAACAAATGAATATTAGGAATCTTCCTCAAAGCTTAGCTTCCACTTCCATCGCTACCTCTAACTTTGCCTATGCTGCTAGTTCGCCAGCAGTAATGGGCGGGTTTGGCAATGGCGATAACAATTCCCTCACCTATTCCGGTATCACAGCCGGTTTAGAAGTTGAATTCCCTTACTATTCTCGTAGTTATTCTTATGCGACTGCAGATGCGCATAATAATGCTGGAGTCGATCTTGGTTATATCATGTTATCGACGGCTCCAAGAACTGTTATGGATCTCTCCTGGTCTTCGAATCCCACTGCCACCACGTTTTTCCGTGCTGGTGCTGAGGATGTCGCTTTAGGCTTGTTTGTTTCAACTCCTGGTTTCACGAGTTGGAACAACCAGGTCTCTTAATTCCCCTTTCTGCAAGTTTTTTCACCCCGAATTTCTCACGCGTGGTATACCACGTATTCGGATCACTTTTTCTTACACCCCCTTCTCATCAGGGAGGTAATCAATTAATATACTTATACTTAATTAACGTTTGGTTAGGCTACAAAAATATCTTGTTTTGTAGTAGTCCCATTTATTGATACGCATATTGAGTTAGAGCAGCCCTAAATGTGGCTGTGGATCTCATGGTTATTCTTACGTTTCTGAGTGTTTGTGTATTCCCCCGTATTCTGCCCTCCCTGTAGCGTTATAAAGCCGAACGCAGTCGGCATGTTAGTGATAATATGTTGAATGGTTTTTCTTGCAAA